GTATCCAATCCGTACTTCTTTACGATGTACTTTCTAATCTCTCCGATTTTGATAAATGCGTTTTCGTTCATAATTTTAATTTTTTAGTTGTTATTTAATCATAATTATTTTTGAGCCATTTTAAGGCTTTCTAAGCGATTATTTTTGTCGAGTTGATAAAGACATCAACTTCGATAAGATAATTCAACATTGCCGATTTATTTAAGCGTGGAGGCGTTTATTTGGCTATGCCATATTGTGTGTTCAGATTTACCTGCCATACTCTCTGTAAATATTCACCAAATCATCACCCGATAAATCGAACCATCCGTCAGGCCTGCGTCTGTCTGCATATTTTAAATTTAACTCCAATTCTACGTCGTCGTGAATCGACATAAGCACTACCGATTCTTTACCAACCATAGACAAAGATAGCAATATTTTTGAAATATCTGACGATCTTACTATTTTTATCAGCCAAGTTTTTACGTCTTTTAGTAGATAAGTCTTGTATTCTTGTAATGTGCTTAGTATCACATATACATCTTGGTTATCCCTAAATATCTGCTTAAATTCTATTATCTGATTATATATATTCACTAAAATATCATATCTGAACATTGGGTTTAACCAGGCTGCAAATTCTAAGAATAACAATGGATGCATCCATACCTGTCCGTACTTACCTCGTTCTATTTCGATAATTATCCATTTTTCGGATATGCAGTAATTTTTAGCTGCGAACTCAAGTACCGATATATACTCTTTGGTAGATTGTGCTTTAAGAAAGTGCTCTAAATGTTTCTCTTTGTTGTCTTCGTTAAACTGTCTCAACAGGTCGGTAGCATTAAACATGCCGTCTTTGGTTCTTTGGATAACTTCGTAGTTACCCATTTTGATTGTAATTTCATTTGATTTCATTTTAGAATAAATTTAATTGTGAAGTTAATGCTTTTAATCGTTTCTCTGCAATTTTGCAGTATTCTTCGCTCATTTCGCTGCCGATATATTTGCGACCAGCCTTAAATGCAGACTCTGCGGTACTGCCTGTGCCCATAAACGGATCGTAAATTATGCCTCCTTCTGGACAACCAGCAAGTATTGGTTTTGAAATCAGACTTTCGTTATATGTCGCATAGTGATTTAACTTGTTTGGTTTGGTGGGTATATCCCAAAAGTCAGAAACTGTACCAGGATTTCTGCCACCTTGTTCGTTTCGATCTTTTACTGCATCAAGATCAAAGTAATATTTATCGTTCTTTACGAAGAAGAACATATATTCGTGCTTCTTGCTGAATCTGTCGGTTACAGGCTCTGGTGCTGCATTAACCTTACCCCAGATTATGTCGTTTCTCAAAATCCATCCACGATCGATACATCCTATTGCAAACCTGTGTGGTATAAGACAAAGCGATTTATTCTTTATGTCAGGCTGAACACGTTTCGTTATATTACTTTCGTGAACGTTGCCGTTCAACATCGGATTTGTATTTGATATTTTGTTGCCGTTATACGTATCACCCAAGTTTATCCATACAGTACCATCGTCTTTAAGTTTAGGATAGATAGCATCCATTAGCGACCAAAGATGCTCCAAATATTCTTGATAAGTAGGCTCTAATCCCCATTGTCCTTCGTAGCCGTAATCTCTAAGCTGCCAATAGGGAGGGCTTGTTATTACGCAATCCAAGAAGTTGTCTGGCATCCTTGATACGGTATCCAAGCATGGCTCGCAATATATTTTATTTATTTCAATGTTTTGATACATCTGTTTCTTATTTTCATTTGTTTATTCGTAAAATTATCTCCTTCTGTTGCTGCCGTAATCGGTATAGTAGGCAATGACTAATAAAAAAGTCAAAATAACAAGAGACGCTCCTAATTCAATTAATTTGTCCATTTCTTTAATTTTTAGTTGTTCGACAAAAATAGTGGTTATTCGTGAATGCAGCAAACTTTTATTGTTAAACATTCAAAATATTGAATATTTACGATTTGGCATACTATTTCATTAGCATCAAAAGAAAAATAATTCTTCAATGATTCGGTATCGTCGGTAACCGCAACCCATACCTTTCTCGGATAGATGGCAGGATCGAACTCGTAGATTGTTGATTCTTTCATTGTTCGGTGTTGTTGGTTGTATTTTGTTGTGCAGTAGCCGATATTCTCTCAATCTCTGACAGCAACTCTGCGTCTCGTTTGGCTTTTTGTTCTTTAATAATTCGATCCCATTCACTAACAGTTGAGTACATAGAAATCTTCTCCGAAGCTGTTTGTTTAGATATAAATCCGTTTTGAACAGCACTTGCAAGGTCGGCAACCATAGCACTTTCAGAAACGTGTACATAAGGTTTTATCCACCATTTCATAGGTAGGGTTGCAAAGTCAATCGTACTCTTAACTTCCATTCCATAACCGTGAGAGAATATCTTTACCATTTCGTTCAAAAACGGCTGATATTCGTTTGCGTCGGTCATGGCTTTTTCATAAGCAGGAGAATAAAGTATCTTAAGCGCAGCGGCAGGTAAGTCTCCCGATTTAAGCGAAGGAGGTATAACCGTAAATGATTGTTCGTAGATCATCTTGTACAAAGTATCTATCTGTTTCATGAACGATTCGGACGCATTCGGAGCGTTAAGATAACCAGCCTTGTCGTCCTTACCCATCTCCAATACTTTTACAGTACCGTTCATGTCGAACTCTTTATTTATAACCGTATCTCCATCTCCCTGCAAGTAAAGAATCGGGAATCCGTATGCTTGGTTGTTCTGCGCCATCTGCGAGAATGATAGCTCAAAAGATTCGATTGAGTTTTGAGAAGGTGTCCAACATGCACCGTCATCATCACGCTTATAAGATACGGGTATAAACGGGAATCCGTGAGCCTTTTTGCTTACTAAGTTATATCCGTCTATGCCGAACATATTAAGTATTCGTTCTGTCATCTTCTTGCCTGCGGCTTTCTTATATCTTGTAAGAAAAGTATTGTCCCACACCTCCAACCACTCGGTTATCTTGTTGCCATCTTCGTCATAATCATAATATGACCGTGCAAACAGTAACATCTTACCTGTTATGGGATCTCTAAGTGGATAAAGCGTATCTCCGTTTAGAAAAGACAATGTCTTGTATCCAAATACACCATTATCCATAAACCCCACGAAAGCTCCATCGCCTGTTATCTTAACAGATTTAACGCCTTCGTAGAACGCCAACTCCATATCTTTTTGAATCCACCCGCTTCTGAATTTAAGAAACATAGCTTCTTGTACTTCGGCAGGATTCTTCACGTTAAGCTCAAACTGAATATCATTGCCGCATAAGTGGACAAGCTGTTTTAATGCTATGATTTGTTGAAAAGCGAAAGCAAGTCTCGGCACGCACTCTTTGTAAACTCTTCTCTCTGTTCTTATTTGATTACCGTCGTCGTCATATACGGGTACTATCTCTTCTCTGTATATGTCCGGATAAACAGTAGGATCGTTGATGGCATGTCCAGAAGGGTAAAACTCTCGAAGAAAATCTGCTTGAGTTACCGTCTGAAACATCATGTTGTCGTTCATTGCAGAAAGCGTCTCTTCGGTAGATATGAATCTCGATTGAGAAAGATACCCTGCTGGAGTTATCCGCTTCCACACTCTCTTGGTTTTAATGTCGATTGGTTTCATAATTAATTTATTTACCGTTAATGGTATCGTGTATTAAATGTTTGTCTGTAAGAAAATTGCGGACTAATAAATTTCGTACCCAATTTAGGCACACCTTTGCTCTTCTTCGATTTTATCTCGAATATCATCCTCATAAACATAGCCTCTAAAAAGTCTGGTGAGTGGCCGACAAATTTCTTCATTTCAATCTTCTTTATCAGTGAAAAGCCTTTTTCATAAGACGACGCATTAGCTCTTATAGCCTTTCGTTCATCCATAAGTATTTGCCTCAACTGAACGTTCTTGTTCTTGCCAGCCTCAAATCGGTAGTCCAATAAAGTTGGTTCTATGGATATTTCTTTATTGATAAGCTTCTTTGCAAAAAGATATGCCGCCTGTGATTTGATTGTATCGTAAAGTCCTTTATCTTCTTCGGCCACAGATTCTCGGTTATTAAACGGCACGGCACTATTAAAGAATCCCTTGAATATCTGTCCTATCCCGTTAAGGTCGTATGTGAAGTTCTCCTCTAATACTCTCCATTCTTTTAACTTAGCACGAACTACGTTTACGGTATCTTTTGAATCTTTCTTACATACAAACAAATCTTTTATATGCCATCCTTCCCATAACCACATAACAAGGTTGTCTCCTCCCTCGAATGCCGCATCAAGCGAAACTCTTCGTACTCCGTCGCCTGTTTGTTGCGGATTGTTGAAGAACGCCTCCATGTGGCTCATCTTGATCATATCATCGCCAACCGACTTGTATTTCCAATTACCTTCAAGGTCTCTCGAACGTTGTTCTTCTGATTGACCTGCAAGGTTGGCTAAATAGGTAGGGTCTGATCGCATGAGTTGAATGTTGTCTGCAAGCTTGGCCTCAACGAAGGTTACGGATTTAACGAATAAGTCGGCAGGTGATCCGTAAATATCATAAGATGGTAGCCAATATTTATCGATCGTATCCTTGCATTGTTCATATACCTCTTCTTTACTGTTCCCCCAGAATATATTGCTTACATCGTCTCCGTCCATAAAACAGTATCTTACTACACCATTTCGTTCGGGTATTGGTAGTCCGTCTTCTCCGATCCACCAATCGATAAATTTAGCTACCCAAGAATCAGGGTCTGGGTTAGATGTTCCCCATATTCTATTGTGTATCCCGAATGCGTTACGATTGTTGGTTATTAGATACTTAAATTTTTGATACTCTATATGCGTGATTTCGTCTATTCCTATAAACGCATACTGTTTACCCTGCATCCTGACTTTAAACTCTTCGTAATTGTCCGAATAGTAGTTAAATTTCAGTGATGCACCAGAGTAGAAGTTCCACGTCATATCTGCCTTAGATCTATTGTATGTACCAAAGTCGCCATATACGCTATGAGAAGTGTCTATAAGGTCTGAAAGGTCATCTATCTCCCTACGAAAAATAGTAGCCCTGAAATCTTTGTTTTGATAGTCTTTTAAGGCCTCTAAAAGAAG